GTTATTGACTCTATCGGTAACCTTGCTTCTAAGAAAGAAGTTGAGGATGCTCTTGACGGCAAATCAGTTGCTGATATGTCTCGTGCCAAGGCACTTAAATCTTTGTTCCGCATCGTTACACCACATCTCAATCTTAAGGACATTCCACTTATCGCAGTCAATCACACTTACAAAGAGATTGGTCTGTTTCCTAAGGATGTCGTATCAGGTGGTACAGGTATCTACTATTCAGCAGATGCTATTTGGATCATTGGTCGACGCCAAGAAAAGGTTGGTACAGAAATTACAGGCTACCACTTTGTGATTAACATCGAAAAGTCTCGCCATGTAAAAGAGAAATCTAAGATTCCAATCTCAGTATCTTGGGAAGGTGGTATTGTAAAATGGTCTGGTTTGATGGAAATTGCCGAAGTTGGTGGTTATCTACGCAAACCAAAAGTTGGTTGGTATGAAGCAGTAGATCCTGAAACAGGTGAGATTCTTTCCGAAAAACTTCTTCGAGCAAAAGAAATTGTTGACAATTCTGAGTTTTGGCTTAATATGTTAGAGAAGACAAATTTTTCTAAATATATTAAAGACGCGTTTACCATCGGTGCATCCGGTAGTATTATGCGTGAAGACGACGAACCCAACAATGAAGTGCTAGAAGAAGTGGTTGAGAATGATTGAAAAAACGGTACTATCACACCTGATATTTAATGAAGACTATTATCGCAGAGTATTCCCCTACATCAAAGGGGAGTACTTTGATGATACTAACTTGAAAAAGATATTTGATACATATTCAAATTATGTAACAGATTACAAAGAGCCTCCTTCAATAGAGGCTCTTAAAATTACTTTAGATAAACGTAAAGATCTTAACGAAGACTCATATCAACAAGTTATGTCTACTGTTGATGATTTGACTGTTGACAAAGCAACTGATCTCGATTGGCTTGTATCCGAGACCGAGCGTTTCTGCCAAGACAAAGATCTTTACAACTCGATTCGTAAAGCCATTCTAGTTATTGATGGCGAAGACAAAGAAATGGATAAGGGCGCATTGCCTGAACTCTTATCTAGCTCTTTGTCAATTAGTTTCGATACATCAATCGGCCACGATTTCCTTGATGATGCGGATTCTCGTTATGACTTCTATCATCGCAAAGAAGAACGTCTGCCGTTTGATATCGATCTTCTAAACAAAGTTACCAAGGGTGGCTTACCTCGCAAATCTATGTCTGTTCTCCTTGCGACTACCGGCGGTGGTAAGTCACTCGTTAAATGTCATATGGCAGCAAACTATCTTACACAAGGTAAGAATGTTGTTTATATCACTATGGAAATGGCTGAAGAACGTATCTCAGAACGTATCGATGCTAACCTGATGGATGTAACTCTTGACGATCTCAAGCTAATGCCACGAGATGTTTATCAAAAGCGTATTGATCGTATTACATCTAAATCGCCGGGCAAGCTTATCGTTAAAGAATATCCAACAGGCTCGGCCCATGCCGGACACTTCAGACATCTACTCAATGAACTTAAGATGAAACGAGGATTTGTTCCTGACGTTGTCTTTATCGATTACCTTAACATTTGTGCTTCGGCTCGCGTTAAAGGTGCTGCTGCCGCCAATAGTTACACACTAGTAAAATCAATTGCGGAGGAAATACGTGGACTTGCAATGGAATTTAATTGTGCCATTGTTACTAGCTCTCAATTTAATCGCGATGGTTACGGTAACTCCGATGTGGATCTTACCAATACATCTGAGTCTATGGGGATTACTCATACTGCTGACTGTATACTTGGACTTATATCATCCGAAGAACTAGACAACCTTGGCCAACTCATGATCAAGCAGCTTAAGAATCGCTGGGGTGATCTAAGTTACTACCGTAGATTTGTCGTCGGTATTGATCGTGCTAAGATGCAGATCTATGATCTAGAACCTGGCGCTCAACAACAGGTAAGTAGAGACACAGCTCAAGTTGCCAACTCATCACCAAGAAGCGTGCTTGATCTGAAACCAGATGATGATATGCCAGTATTCGATAAAGGTAAGAAGAAACTATTTGCAGCAGGAGATTTCACATGAGTTATATTGTAAAGCAACATGTACAGAAAGCGTATAGAATCTACGACACAACAACAGATGAGTACATCAACTTAGATCTGTCTCGTAGTAGTGCAAATCAAATTGCAAGAAAACTCAATCTAGGCTCAGGCTTTGAGGGATTAATTCCAGACTTCTTTAATAAGGAATACATCGTTCCTTATAAATAACAATAAAACAAATATTGGAAAAAAACAATGAAATCCTTTAAGAGTTTTATTGGTGAAGAGCTGGAGCTATTGCTTATGTCTGCAAGATCTGATAAATACGAAGCCGACGTAGCAGACTATCTAAATGGCATGAACGGTGTCACGGCATCTCGTCCCAAAGTTAGCACCAAATATGCCGACGTAAAAACAGAGTTCAATCGTAAGAAAACATGGATTGAAGTCAAGATGAACCACACAGACAATCTTGGCAACACTCGTGTTTCTTATATTAATGGCAAGTGGACTGCTGCAACACCTCTTGATCCTGTTAAACAGTTTGCGATCGAGTATCTTTCTAAAGATCGCCAAACACAACAATTCCTTAAAGACGTAGCAGTATTTGCCGGTATTAAGAACTGGAAAGATATGACTGTTCCTTCTACTCAAGGTCCTTTGAAAAATAAGAATGCTGTTTCATATGAAAAGATGAAAGAGTATATGAGTAAAAGAACACAGTATATTCTAGACGTTAAGAATGTAGATCTAGGTGAGCTTGTTACTCGTCACTATTTAGAAGGTAAAGCAGAGCCTGCACACTATATGCAAGCGGGTGACGACTTCTATATGATAGGTAATAAGAATCCTCTCGGCCTACCAGTTGATATTCCAGAACTAGGTAGAAAAGGCCAATGTATGGGTTCATTTAGAATGCGTATTGGTATTCGTGGCAGTAAACCTTATTACGAGATACAGCCTGAAATCAAAATTAATAATATGCCAACATCGGCGTACTCAATCAAACCAGGAACTCGTAAGAAGAATCCATTCGCGGTGTAATATGCTTAGATTTAAACAATATCTTTCAGAATCAAAAAACGTACACATGGAACACCTCGAAGATTCTATCTTGAATCTTGGTGTTGATGGTACTCGTACAGCTATTAACTTTCTAAGAGCATTGAGAGATATGCTCGATGGTGCATCAGCAAAGGCTGTTAATGTAACAGTAAAGTGGGACGGTGCTCCTGCTGTGTTTGCTGGTAAAGATCCATCAGACGGTAAATTCTTCGTTGCGAAGAAAGGTATTTTCAATAAGAATCCAAAGGTCTATAAGACCAATGATGATATTGACGCCGACACTAAAGGCGATTTGAATGCAAAATTGAAGCTTGCCCTAGCTGAGCTGCCTAAGCTTGGTATCGAGGGCGTTGTACAAGGTGACTTTCTATATGATAAGGCTGATCTCAAAATGGTGGACTTTGACGGTGAACCGCATGTTACTTTCCATCCTAATACGATTGTATACGCGGTACCTGCAGCATCAAAGCTCGGTAAGGAAATTCTCGGGTCCAAGATCGGAGTGGTCTGGCATACTACATACCGAGGATCAAGCTTTGAAGAAATGTCTGCAAGTTTTGGAGAGGAGATTGCTTCTAATCTTAAAAGCACAAAATCGGTCTGGTCAGTAGATGCAGTCTATAAAGATGTTTCCGGTACTGCAACATTTACCAAGAAAGAAAGCGCAGAAGTAACTAAACTGCTGTCTGCTGCTGGTAAGAAATTCAATACAATTAAAGCACCAACACTTAATGGTATCGCAAAGAATGAGGATACCTTAATTAAAATCAAAACCTTTGTCAATAGTAAAGTAAGAGCCGGTGAAAGAATTCGAGATCCAAAAAGATTTGCTAAAGATCTCATTCAATACATCGATGACTATTACGAGAAGCAGGCCGCAGGTCGTAAGACTGAAAAAGGTAAAGCTGGACAAAGAGCAAAGAAAGATGCAACACTAGAGTACTTTAAACGAACACCGGAGTCTCAGATTGTTGCTGTATTCGAATTATATAATCTACTTATCGACGCTAAACATTTAATCATTCGTAAACTAGATAAAGCAAAGCGTATCGGTACATTCTTGAAAACTGCTGATGGCTATGAAGTAACAGAGCAAGAAGGCTTTGTTGCAATCGATCATACTGGTAAAAACTCTGTTAAGCTTGTTGATAGACTTGAGTTTAGTAATGCAAACTTCTCCGACAAATATATTAAAGGGTGGGAAAAATAATGGCATGGGTTGACGTACCAGGATCACCAACAATTTTAGTTAGTGGAACACCAACTGCAATTTGGCAATATGATAAC